CATGTCTTTGCCGCTTGGCACTTCCATCATTTCTTCGTCAACGTCTTCGTAATCGTCTTCGTACATGGCATCTTCGCCATCAATTCCAACCATCGCCTGATGGCACAGCAGCAGGAAGTTAACCAATTGATCGTCGGATAGATCAAGTCCGTCTGCGTCATGCGGGAAGCCCATCTTTTCCATAAAGAGGGCTGCATTGTCTTCCATGTTTTCGACTTCTACCTGTGCCATGTCGGCCTCCTATTTTTCATATTTTGGATTTGTTATATCGTAATCCATTGGCAAATTTCCACCAAGCATAGCTCGTTTTTGTTCTTCAGTTAATGATGGCGAATTTATTATGTCTTGTCTGCGAATTTGACCTCCACCCTCAACTTCATATTTTGGATTTGTTATATCGTAATCCCTTGGTCGTAGTTGTGGTCGCAGTTGTGGGCGCGTCTGTCCCATTGTGCCTAGATTTGCTGGGCGTGGCTTTGGGCGTGGCGATGTTGCTGGTGCAGTAGGTCTCCGCGCAATGTCTAATCCATCGATATTCTCATAAATAGTGTCGGGAGATATTTCGCCCTTGCGCTGCATTTCAGCCATTTGACTTGGTGGCATACTCATCATTCCATCATCAACTTGGTATGATCTTTCGTTTTCACGAATCACAGAGTTTGGGTCAAGTGACCGTTGTCTTTGCATTTCAGCAGGCGTCATTCTTTCCATGCGATTATCAACTTGGTATGACCGCTCATTCATCATTTCGCCTTCAGACCGTGCGCTATAAGACCGTTGCACTTGCATCAGAACTTCCTGCATTGCTGCGCGTTGATCGTCAGGCAAAAGCTGTAGGGTTTCTCGCGGAATGCCCTGCTCATCAGCAACTCTAAACTGATCTCTCGCCCGATCAACCATTGCGGTAATGCCATTTACGGTGTCTTCTTCCAGCAATCCAGTGGCCTGTATGGCCTGTGCGTACTGTTGAATTAGTTCAAGGTCGGGGTTCATGTCGGTCTCCTATTGATTTTGCATATTGTAATCTGACGCTGGGATTATAGATAACACTTCTCCACTAGGGCCAAGAACTTCAACATTCCCAGTAATAGAGTTAATTCTCATATTTCCCAAAGCCTCATTTGGGAAATTTTCATCTGGGTCTCTTGTCATTATATTTGTTCCAGCGGTAACCACGTTGGCAGGCAAAGATACTGGCCCAATTGATGACCCAACAGACACGGCCCGTGGATTAAGCCCACGAACACGACCCATTGCAGCGGCCACTTCTTGCGGTACTGGTTCTTCGCCAGTATTGCCCATGCTGTTAAAACTTTTAACTATCGCCCTGTCATATTCCTCTGGCGTCATGTCTCCCTGATCAGGGGACACATATTCTGGTGACATAATGCTACCGCCTGTTAAGCCTCTGCCCAGCGCACCAAGAACGCCGCCGCCCTGCATGACCCTAGCAATTCTACTGGTCGAGATATCTCGCCCATCTGACCCCAACGCCGCTTCAGACGCTATTGATCCCCGTGGCAGTGCGCCAAAGGCATTTGAGAAGTTGCTGATAACGCCCCTAGAGTTATTGTACGCATCGCCAATCTCGCCAGTAATACCCTGATCTGCATTAGATTCAGCATTACTTTGTCCCCTCTGATATTCGGCTTCAGAGATGTAATTGTCTTGGTTAAGGTCTAGCCCACCTGTGTCTCTGCTACTAAATCGTGCGCCAGATCGACCCGGCCCACCGCCGTCTTGAATGTCGGTAAGAAATGCGCCTATGCCATCGCTTTTGCCGTCACCGTCTATATCACCATATCCACCGCACATCTCTAAAACTCCATTCGATATCTGGCGTCAGCCATCACGCCATTCCCTGTCTTTGAGGTGGCCCCTGCATGGGGGGCTGCTGTACTGGAACCTGTGCGGCGTCCGATATCGCCGTCAAGGCACCCATTTCACCAGCGCCCATGCGCTGTCGAATCTCAGCTACTTTATTCATTAAATATTTATTCATGTCTATGGGCTGCTGACCCCCGCCTTGGGAGGAGGGCGGGGGCCGCGCACCCTGCGCTTGCTCTTTCGGCAAACCGCCGAAGGCGGCAGGATTAATGGGGGGCAAATTATATCGTGGGGGGTACATTCTTCATTGCCTCCATTTCTAGTTTTGCTGCGTTCTTCTCCCGCTCAAGCTGCAATTCGGCCTCCAGCTTTGTGACCTTCGCCTGCAAGTCGGCCTGCGCCTTTGCCATTTCGATCTGCATATCCTGCTTGGCCTCTGCCTGCTTGATCTGAATGTTGGACTGAGCCTTGGCCTGATCGGCAGCAATTTGCGCCTGTGTTCTGGCCGTAAGGGCTTCGGTCTCCAGCTTTGCCAATTGCTGCGCGTATTCCAGCGGATTGCCCTGACCTTGGCCCTGCTGACCAACACCCCTGATGGCTTCGATTTGCTTCATCTGAGGTGCGGCCCTGACCACTTCTGCGGCCCGTTGGCTAATTAGGCGATCTTGCTCTGGATCAACGTCCTCAAACTTAAAGTTGGGGTCTTTAAAGTCGGGTAGTGGCGGCAGTGGCATTGCCACACTCGCCTGCATTCTCAGGCGATACAGCAGCGCGATATGCTCTGCGATGTGGGCAATTAAGATCGGCTGCATAGTTTTAGCGCCGGGGTTGCCAGCCAAAGATGGGTCTTGCAGAAACTGCATATGCACCGCGATGTGCGCCTCATGGTCTTGCTCAATGAAGGCGCGGATTGGCTTGCCATACATCACGCTCATATTTTCATCGATGCAGTCCATCTGGACAGCTTCTTCTGGTTTTTTCAGTATTTCATCGATGTTCTGAATGCGGATCGCCTCATACATCCGCTTGTATGCCTCGTACATATCGTGAAGCTGAGGCGCGGCCTGCGCCATTTGCAGCACGGCCTGTGCCTGCGCGATGCGCTGGGCGGTGCTGAATATATTGGGGTCGGACACAGGCACGATATCAATGCGGTCATCAAAGTCGGCTGCATAGATCGTTTCGGCTGCTCCAGCCCGTGAGAACGTAAACTCTTCTGGCAGATTTTCTGCGTTTAGAGCCGCCAGCATTTTAAATTCTTGGCCCTGCGAGTAGTGCAGGCGCTTGTGAATTGCGCTGAAAGCCTTTGACCCCTGCTCAATTAGGGCAACCGTCGATCCCACTGGGGCGTTTGGATTTACGTCACCGACATTGAGATCGGCTGTGGATGCAAAGCGTTGGCCTGCCTCAACCATAAAGCCTAACAGATTAAACAGCGACCCTGACGGCTCCTTAAACGGCAGTGGCATAATGGCTTTGTTAACGTCATCGACGGTACTGTCGAGATCGACAAATTCACCGGGGTTAACTTGCACATCGCCGCCAGTAACACGGCCACGCAGCTTGAACCCACCTTGCATATTTGCGAATGCGGCACTGTCGAGAAGGGCGCGAAGCGATCCTGTCGCTGCTTTGCCCAGCCCACCGATCATGTGATATAGGCCAAAGCCGTAGAACCCAAGTCCGGGCAAGAACTTGTAGCTCACAAACCAGTCACGGCGTTTCTTTAGCTCATCGTCTTCGCGCCAATTGCGCCTGACCGACACGATCTTTTGATTGTCGTAATCAATGGTAATGACGTAGGGCAGGGCGACAGCGTTATCGTCCTGATCCTCTTCATCCATTTCTTCGCCATCAATGCCGTCGAACAAATCATAGACGTGCATTTCCAGCAGTGTGATTATGTCATCATTGCTATCGTCGTATTCATCAACGCCCTCGATTTCGCCAATAACGCTGTCGGCTGGATCGACATCGTCGCTGCCTGCATCGCTGGTCTGGAGGTAGTAGCCGTTTTGAACATAGCGATTGTAGTCGTTCTTTGGCATCCTGATGACGTGAGTATAGCGTGGGGATGTGTAGAGGTCTTTGCTTTCTGGAGCCACGCAGAAGTCTTCTGCCTTGACGAACTGGCTGCATTGCCTGTCGAGGTTTACGTCCCACCACACCTTTTTGAACGTCTGTCCAACCAGCGGTAGGTGAAACAGCATTTGATCCAGATCGGGAAAGTATTCGGGCATTTCCTCTGTGATCTGATAATTCATAAATTCTCTGACCCTGCGGCCCTGCTCTTCGATTTCCTC